ACAAATAAGTATGGAGGTTTACTATGGCAGTAAATCAAGGACAGTTAAAAGTAACAGACGTTGCTCAAACTGCATCTAATTCTCATGCTTCAACTCATGGAACTACGCCTGACAATCGTAGATTATACAATTTTGGTGAACGGGTAGCAGACCTTGCTCCTGAAGAATCCCCATTTTTCGTATATCTATCGAAAGTTAGTAAAGTTCCTACAGACGACCCTGTTTTTCGATTCTTAGAAGACAGAAGTAAAACCGATTGGACTGACAGAACTTTTCTGTTGGCATCAACTCCCGGCACTATTGTGGCTGGGACATCATACAGCTTTACAGTTGATTGTGATAATGTACAGGCTGGCGGTGATAGTTCTGGTGGTGCATCTGCTGATTTCCTTGTAAAAGGAATGGTGTTTGCTATTAATACGCAAACAACATCAGGCACTGCTGGTGCCGCAGATATGTCTCAGGCAGTTGTTCGTATTGAAACTGCACCTGTTGATGCTGGTACGAGTACCACATTTACAGGCAAGGTTCTTTCACTTGCTAATGGTACATCTGCTGGTGAGAATGTTGCTACTGATAATGACAAATGTATGATTATTGGTACTTCTTTCGATGAGGGTTCAGGTTCGCCTGACGTTTGGAGCGGAGAGCTCGATGACGATTTTGGATACACACAGATATTCAAGACAGCGGCAGAAATGTCGAATACTGCGATTGCTACAAAGTATCGTGGTTATGACAATGAATGGTCTCGTATCTGGAGTTTGAAGCTTAGAGAACACAAGGTTGACATTGAAAGGGCTATGCTCTTCAGTCAGCGTTCTCGGCAAGGTAATTCTCAATTAACCGATGGAATAGTAGGTCAGATTATCAGGACTGTAACACCAACGGACGGTGCAAACAATTTCTCCTATTCAAGGGGAAGTAGCTATTTCAAAACAACTACTGGTGCTCAACTAACATATGATATGTTGCTTGGTGATTTGGAAGTTGTATTTGACCCTGCTCGCGGTGGAAGCTCACAGAAGTTGTGTTTAGCAGGACTTCCAGTGATTTCTTACTTGAATAAAGTAGGAAGTGGCGGTTTCTTGTTCAATAGCACATCTATGCGTGTTGGAGATGATGAAACAGCAGGGGCAGGAAATGTCTCTATGAATTTCAATCTTGAACCACGACAGAGTGCTTTCGGGCATAAAATCATGGAACTGGATACGATTCACGGTTCATTGGCTATTGTTAAAGAGCCGATATTTAGAGGTTACGCAAGTGGATTAATGGCAATTGCCGACATGAACCATGTGTCTTATAGACCATTGGTAGGTAATGGCGTTAATCGCGATACTCATATTATAACTAACGTACAACAAGCTGACGAAGACCTTCGTAAGGATATGATTCTCACGGAAGCTGGACTTGAAGTCACAGTTCCTGAAAGTCATGCTCTGTACAGCTTTGAAGACATTTAAGGAGGTTATGAATAATGAGAAGTGATTCATTGAATAAAAGCAGTGGTTCTTATCGTAGAGAAACACAAGCAGTTGAGCAAATAGATAATGTTGCGGCAGTAACAAGAACATTGTTAGCATCGGAATCTGGGACTTTATTTCAAGTAGATATGTCTACAGTAGATTATGATGTAACATTAACTCTTCCCGCAGTATCAACTTCAGCAGGAGTATACTATGATTTTTGTTTCACAGTCGATTCTGACGATGATGCAGATTTTATTGTAAAAGCTGATGCGGCTGGGACTGATATCTATGGTGGCATTATTACCCTTGGGGCTAATAGTACAGTAGATGCCTTTGCTGGTGTTTCAACAATAACAGTAGATGGCTCTGTTGCTCAATCAGCAGAAGGTATGAAGTTATCTTTTCTATGTGATGGTACTAATTGGCACTTGAGTGGTCATATAATGACTGCAGTCGGTACAGTTCATCTAGTAGGTGCCGCTGGCGTATAATAATCCGAATAAATAAGGATTAGCAGTATTTGGGTACTGTGGGAGCTGTCAAAAAAAGGCGGCTCCCGAAACCCTTGAAGAATTATGAAGAATTGTATGCATTGTGAAACGCCCAACCCTGATGGTTGGTTTTACTGCAAGACTTGCGGTAACAAAGCTTCTGAACCGAAGTTTACAACCAATATGTATATGATTAGTGAAATGGGCAAGAGAACTGATGTAGAGTTCTCAGCAACCACTATGGATAAGACCATAGAAAGGGCTAAGAAAGAAAGAAGTCAACAGGGTAGACAGTTCTGGGAAGGAAAACTAAAAGAATTTAATAAGGGAAGATATGCCTAGAGTAAAAACAAAATCTGGCAAGGTAAAGCATTACCCCTATACAAAAAAGGGTAAAGCCGCCGCTAAGAAAGCCAGAAAACGAGTTAAGAAGAAATCCCGTAGAAGGAAGAAGAAATAATGGCTACTCTTAAAGTAAAGATACAGGAAGATATAATTCTTGATAATCAAGACTATGGTTCTAAAAGAGTTTTGGAAATTTCAAGTGTGAATGAAATAGTTAAAAGAGTAGTAACCGCATCAACAACTGAAGCTGGTCTCGTAGGTTTTTTATCAGCACTAAGTAGTGTTGGAGTTACTGCTAATAAAGTTGGTTATATGGCTGGTATCTTTGATGATGGGGATGTAAGGTATATGAGGATTACTAATTTAGATAGTAGTAATCATATAATGTTGACATTTAGAGATGAAGATAATACAGAATTTAGAGTCAAGGTTGACGCAGGACATTCATTTATATATCCCGGTGACAATAGCGGAGGATTTGTGGATACTATGAAGGCTAGTGGTTCTGCTTTATCTAGTGGTCTTGCCGATTTAGTAGATATTACTGTTGATGCTGATACAGCCGCTTGTGATGTTGAAGTTTTTGTAGCGAGTTCCTAATGGCAACTTTTGAAGCACAAGTAGAAGGATTAACAAGTTTAACTATTAGTAGTAGTGGAACTGCTCCAACTCAAACTGAATTGACTCAGTTTCTTACAGATGGTGCTAAAGAAGTGATTAATAGTTTACCCGGACATCTTTTACCACTGTGTGCAACATCGCAATCTTTTACTTCAGGAACGGTGGATAAATTAAATACTGGTAAAATATTGAATGTATTCAGGAGTGATGGCGATATTAACCAACCATGCAGGAAGATACCCGCTAAACAGAAAGGCAGGGTATCAGACCCTGAAGATATGGCTTACGCCACTATTACTGACCCGATTTATTATATAGATAATAATTCATTAGATGTTTTACCGGCTGGCGGTTCATGCACTTATTCTGAAGTCCAATACCCAGCAGTGGCTTATAGTGATTCTACTATTACAGAAAGCACTGTAACTGGAATAACGGCTACTAAAGCTAACCCAGCGGTTTTCACCGCCTCGTCTCATGGATTTAGTGTAAATGATATTTTAGAATTAAGTAGTTTTACAGAAATGTCAGAACTAAATGATATAACAGCTAAAGTAGCATCTGTGCCAAGCGCAAATACTTTTACGCTTACTGGAATAGACTCATCTAACTATGGAGCCGCTGAAACTACTGGCGCAACTGCTGTAAAGAGCACAGGTTTTCCAGATGAAGCTGAACATCTTGTTGTCTTATATGGTTCTGTAAAATCAATACAGAATGTATTGGGTAGCAGGTCTTCCAATTCTGATATAACAACTGCTTTTGGATTATTAAAAGATGCGGTAGACCAAGCGGCTACAGCGGCAAGTAAATTTGAGGAGGCTGATTCAGACTCTATATTTGGAGATGAGGATGTATTTGATACAGCGGCTTCACAGCTTACAAGGGTTAAAGATGCGCTTAATAATGCAGAGAAAATAATTGATGATGGTGCTAATTCCCCAACCGGTAATGCGGCTGGCGATGCGGCAACATATTTATACACTGATGAGGATACTGAGCTTTTGAACGGTGCTATTAATATAGCAAGGTCTGAGATACAAAGAGCCCAAGTCCACATTCAGGAATGGACAGCTATTGGAGATATGAGGGTTAAAGAAATAAATGCGGCTTTATCTGAAGCTCAGGGCTATGCCAATGAGATACAGGCTAGGTTGCAGGTAGATACTGCCCAATATAGCTGGTATGAAAAACAGCAGGCTAAGTTGCAGGCTGATTACGATAAAGGATTGCAGGCGTTAGGATAATATGGCAGTTCATAAAATATCAGTGAAACAGCTCTTAAGCAGGGTTCGTCAGGTCTTTCCTGATACCCCTGAAGCTTATTTGATTAATCTTTTGAATGATGGTCTGGTTGAGGTCGGGATGTACAGCACTAAGCCGGTACAGGCTAAGATGACAACAGTAGCAGACCAGATGTTTTATGATATTAGTGATTCTGCTGAAGATTCCAGCGGGAATAAGCTGGAAGCTAATAAGGTTTACAGGGTAGATTTAATGGACGATGACGGCGATTATATCCAGATACCGCGGTTATTGGATAAAAATATTTTACTAATGGATGCTGATTCAAGCGAATCTGCACTCACAGTACCGGATAGCAAGTAATGG